GCGAAGAGCGGAAGACATCGCCTTAGGCGTGTCAATGGATTTCGCTTTGCCGTTGTTGTCTGGCACATTCCAGTCAAGGAGATAGACCAGAATCTTATTGAATGCTGCGGCTTCGAAGTCTACGTCGTAGGCGACGGAAAAGGCATCCGTGCCAGCGCCCGTGGGTGACATGCGCTTCAATGCACCAGTCGAGAGTTTCTTTTCTTCACCAGCAGTCAACTGCTTGCGAACCGTAATCCAGCACTGACCATCATCGAACAACGGCAGCTTGACTTCTTCAGGTGTGACAAACCATTGGCGCATCGTACTCTCCTACGTGATGAAGGGTGAGCCTGTTAGCTCACCCGTGATCGTGGTATCACCTGTGACTGTGACATCGCGCCACAGCCATTGCCTGTGACCCATACGGAGTGATACCGCATGAGGTTGTTCAAAGAACCAGTATTCGTCGCGGTCGATAACGTGCGCTTGCAGCGTGTACGACACCTGCGGTTGATACCCAGATGCCGTCAGTGACCATGCGCCAAGCGTAGCCGCACGTTGATAGCCGACACGGATTTCTCCACCCGTGCCAGCTATCTTCATTCTGTTAGCTCGACGAGGCCATCTGCAAGCACGAGAACCCGTTGAACTTTGCAGTGGTCTTCAGCAATGTGCCGAACGAACCACCGAGCGGCAAAGTCTCAAGCGTCACGACAGCAAAGTACGATGGGTTGTTCACACTCGTGCATGCATTGATCGGTCGAAACTCAACGCACGAAGTCGTACCGAGTACTGAATACAACACACTGGTCGGGCCGCTCGTGCTGCGGTCGTACATGAACGACACATCGAACGAGTAATCCAGAACGCCGCCCTTGTGCTTGCGGTATCCTGCACCCATCGTCGTAGCATCGAGCGATTCCGACGCGAGATTCATCGTGATGTCGGTGATGTATTGCGACAGGTCTTTGGTGCCGACCTGAAAGAATGCGTTTGTAAAGACTTGTTCTGATGCCATGTCTGACTCCTGTTAGTTACTCGATACCCATGTAGATGACGCCACGCGCCACGCCACCAGAACCTGATCCAGTCGATACGGTAATCACTGATCGATAGAAAGGCTGATCAGTGCTAAGCGTATTACCAGACACCGGAATGGCGAACGTCCCATCCTTGCAACTCTGCGCCGTAAACGTGATGCGTGTCGTGCCATTCGGATTGCTTACGGTATAGCCACTTGACGAATTTGCCGCGATGACGGCGCTGATCGTGCAGAGCGAAGTAGACAGCGAGGTCACATGTAAGCCGCCGTACAAGTCCTTGTCGCCACTGGTGCAGAACACCAAGACCGTGCCGTTGTTAGCACCCGTAGTCCAATTCGTGTTCAGGTGCGTATCTAGCACCACCGCTTCAACCATTTTGGTTCGGCTCTGCGCGTCAACATCGAACGTCAGCAAGGAGCCAAACGTGCCGCCAATCATGTACTTCACACTGATCGCGCCGAGACCAAATGCCGAGTACGTGCTGCCGACCGTCACGCCATCCAAGAATGCCGTAACGATCTTTTCGTCACCACCCACCGTGCCGTAGATAACGTCATCGACCAGACTCGATCCGAGATTCAAGAATCCCTTAGCCGCAATCGATGAAGTCTGCACACCACCCTTGTGCTTGCGGTATTCACTGCCGAACGTAGACATGTCGAGCGACTCTGACCCAACATTGACGTTGAGTTCGCTGAACTGTGCCGAGAAATCGTACCCACCAATCAACAGATGGGCGCATGTAAGAACAACGTTATTTGCCATAACTGCTCCCTACGTCGAAGTGGACGTACTAACTTTTTTCATGATGTCGAAATTCATTACCAGCCGAGGCCGACCACTGCCGTCGAGTCCCATCGCAGCGGGACTGTTCACTGCACTGACCAGCAGATAACTCGTGCTGTTAATCGTCGTGTTCGTCAGTCCATCCATGGCCTGAAAGACATTGTGTGCAAGCTGACGCGCTGATTGATACGACACAGCGCGAGTCACGATTTGCACTCTCGGTCGTTCTACCAGAGCCGTACCCGGAGAACCACTCATCGCATGAACAGGTTGCAACCCTCCGGTTTCGTAGACTGCACAGGCTTTATCTGGCGAATCAGGAAATGTGCCAGCAAACAAATTCGTGCCAGCCGTCAATCCGACCGCAGCCGATCCCAGATATGTCATGACATCATCGAGGATCATTCAGACGCCGCCTTTGCTGCCATCAAATCGATTCGATCCGCGATGCGTTGCAACAGATGCGGAGCAGATTCCAGTAGGACAGACTCTAGATACTTGGCTTGACCGACTTTGTGAAACGCTTCGAGGTCTTCATGTACCTTCAGCGCGTAATCTACACTCGGCCCACCATAGCCAAGAGTCACTGAGACATTCTTCCCATCGAAGACCGGCTTCTGAACGACACCGCTAGATCGCAATGCGCCGGTATCAACAGGCACACGTTTCTTCGATTCCGTCATCTCGATCTGCGCTTCGCGGTAGAGTGCGGCGGCAAGTTTATTCGGCGTTGCCAGCGCAATCGCTCTCAGCTTCTCTTCTAATTCTTTTGCGCCGATCAGTTGGAACTCAGCCATCGTCAGCCCAGATACAACGTCGAGTGATGCGTTCCGAACTGATCAGGCACACGCTTTGCGCCGAGCATCGGTGGGTGAATCGCAGAGTCTTGCGTTGAATTCACAATGCCCGTGGAGAGCGTGATCTGATCTTCAGGCTGCGCGATGATGACACCAGCGACGTAGACCGTCTGATTGCTGGTGACTTCCTTGCCCTGAAACGATGTCACGATCTTCTGTTCGCCGATAATACGAGCGCGATACGTCTTCACTGCGCCGAACGTGATCTGTCCGTAGCTGTCTTTCGCTCCAGCGACTCGATAGCTGATGACATCTGGCATCATGTGGATGAACGCGCTAATCGGTCTCAATGCGTCACCCTCTGGTAAGGACGTAGCAAGTCTTCTGCTTCCGAACGGTAGTTCCCAGCAGTCATATAGCTGACGTTCAGATCAGCGATGCTTTCGCTAGCGATGCCAGCCGGATTGCCACGCGCCCACTCAGCGGCCTTCAGTAGCACTGCTTGCTCGATGTCCATAGGAACGGTCGAACCCGTGCTGGTGCTGTTCTGTAGGCCACCGCAGGTAGACCACATGGGCGAATTTGAATCCATCCCAGTCGGCCCGATAAAGCCAGCGGTATAGCTGACCATGTATGGCTTCAGTTCGCTGTTTGCAACAACCGTGCGCCCAAGGTAATACCGCACACCTGCTGTCCATGCCCAACCCACATCGCGGCTCAGCAACCCAGCATCCGCATCTTCGACGCGGAAATTTGTCGAGCAGTATTCCGTTGCACTGGTCGTCGATGTCGAATCAAACATTCTGAGAATGACGCGGATCGGCGTCCGCGCCACCATCAGATTCAGATTGCTATACGCCGCGAGTGTCTCCGTATAGGTCTGCGCCAAGAGCGGATACCCAACGAATGTTTCAGCCCAACGAGACGCCCGAGCCACGAGCAGTTGTTGATAGGCGTCATCGGCAGTTGATGTCGTACCCATTGACAAGCGCAGGTTTGCACTGGTGCTGATGGCACCATCGGTCGATGTCGCTGATACACAGACGTTGAGCATTTCTTATCCTGCTAAGCGTTGTGGTATTCGACGTTTACGACGCCGCCGTTTGCCATGAGGTTATACGGCTGAAGCTCCTGCCATCCCTCACTCGCACCGCCAAAACCTGCGCCGTTCATGTCGCCGCTGCATCCGATGATCGAGGGCTGCTGCCAGCCGGGATCGGCTCCAGACCCACCCGCACTCCACGACACCGACGCCTGAAGCACACACGTAGTTAAACCCGGATCGTTCGCCGCATAAAACCGCATGGCGTTGGTCATGTTTGTGTCTGCCGCAGTGAAGTGCAACACTGCGTCCGTGTTCGGATGCACCGTAGCGCAGTTGCCGTAGGTGCTGTTATCCACGACCAGCGTATAGCCGCTGGTGTTCTTGATGTTGAAGGTGACTGGTTCCATTGTTCTTGTCCTATCAGGATTGCATCAACGGCACTACGCCGCCGCGCAGACGAAGTTCCATCACGTTAATGTGATGCACACATTCTTGATACGCGCCGTCGTACGTCTGCACTTGAGCGACCACCTGCTCTAACTTGGTATTCGCTTCCGCAATGCCAATATCAATCAACTCAACCAGCGTCTTGCCATCAGCCAAAGACTTGGCCTTCAAATCTCTGAGCGTCTGCACACCGCCATTTAGCCCATGCATGACAGGCACAAGTTTCTCTTTCGTGCCTTGCAGTTCCGCTGCGCGTTTCTGAATCTCGATCAAGCCTATGATGCCCGTATCAGGTGCTTTCTCGTAGCCATACCGATAGGCTTGCTTCAGCAGTGCCGTCTGCGGCGGCAGCACCAGCGTGATGCCACGCCCTTCCGCGATACCCAGCCAGTATTCAACACAGGCTTTCTGCACTTCGTATTCCGTGCCGACAATCAGATCAATGCCGAATACGCCAATCGTGTAATCGCTATACGGCTTGCCCGTATGCGCGACCTTCATGTCGATACAGTCAATCGCCCATGCCAGCATGAACGACACCGTGGACGTAAAATAATCGATGCCATGCTTCTGAATCAGTCGCTCGACGGGATACCGCACGGCGGTAGGAAAAGACTTTGGAGGATTCGACATGAAGACAGGAATCCCGCAGGATTTGATCCAGCCTTCGTGGTCTGTTCCATCAACATTGTCTTCTTCCCAGTTCAAGTGGATGTCGTACCACACATCCGCTCGTGGCATATGCCGATACAACTGATTCAGCCCTGCAATGATCCACGACGAATCATTTACGGGAATGAGATGACGAGAGCTTGACGCAAATCCGCAGATTGCAATTTTTGTTCTCTCGCCAATGTCTACAAGACCCTTCTCCTGATCGATGATTTCCAGATGTGCGGCATGTTCATGCTGCTGCTGATAGCCATCGGCTCCGGGTGCTTGATTTGCAAACTCGATATTCGAACTCATCTAATCCTCCAAAGGTGACGCATCACTGCGTGAGCTTTGATCTGCCTGTTTTCTTACATACCTTCGTGCGATCTTTTGCGCTGGAGGTTCGTTAACAGCCTTCAGCAACATTGGATAGCCCAAGCCACGACGAATTATTTCTTCAGCTTCGTTGTCGCTGAAGTTAACGATTTCTCCGGGTGAAAAAATGACGGCACCCACTTGCATGGATGCCGCCATCAGAACGCTTGGCATGTGCTTACGTCGAGCAGCCAGTCGTGACATGGACGCGACCGCGAACACGCTGGCCGAGGCCGGTGTTCTCAGTGCCATCAACGTTGACGTTTACAAACGGCCCTTTGCATGGGTCGCCAAAGATCAACGAAGCGGTGACGGCCATCGCAGGAGTGGCGCAACCAGTGGTCGTGATATTCGGCGCAATCACGACGCGGATGAAGCGCTTCGCAGCATCAATCGCGAAGACAGGCGCTTCGCCAAGATACCGTGCATAGCCAGTCGAAGTGGTCAGGCCAGCAACCGTGCTGGAGATCACCGCCTGAGGCGTTGCCACAAGGAAGCCTTCGTTGCCATTAAAGTACGCCGCGCCAGCGCTGTTGAGCGAGGTCGACGTAGTCTGAATGACCAGCGGACGATTCGTAATCCACTGTTCGGTAGACAGGTTGGTGAAACCATCCGAGCAGGTCGAACTCGAATGCTGAAGGCCAGCAGTGATCGCGTAGTAGGTCAAATTCACAGACGAAGCAGCACTGGTCTGAACTTCAGCCCTTGCATCAACAGCCACGGCTACCGCCGAGTACGAATCCTTTAGCCCAAGACGGTCAATCATGAAACCGCCGAAGCCAAACAGACCAAGGCCAGTCGAAAGCACACCAGCGCAGGTGCAGGTGCCGGTGCCGGATACGGTGCATGACCGATACCCTCCAGCCGCCGTCGAATCAAATGCACTGACAACAGTGATGTTGCCCAAATCACGAGTAATCATAATCTTCTCCTATAAGTCTATTGGCTAAAACTACGCGCCCCAGCGGATGCCGGTCAGAATCGCAATCGCGTTCGGATCACGCGCCACAAAGTCATGCTCGGCAATTGCACGGACAACAAACTGATCCAGCGAGAAGCTAGCCACCACAGAACTACCGTTGTGGTATGCCGCTTCCGTGCTGACATCAATGGTGAGACGCATCGAATCACCCAGAGCCATATCGTCAAAGTTGACCAGATAGATTTCCGAACAATCGGCATTCGCGCCAACGGTCAGGTTAATCGGAATGGCCGAGGTCATCTTGAAGGGATAGCCGTAAAACTTCCCAGTGGACATCTCGTCACGATAGGCGAACGCGCCCGTCGTAGTCTGCACCGTGTTCAGGTACATGTAGGTGCGAGGCGCGAACAGCCAGCCCCAGTTTCCAGCAGGAACATTAGCATTCATCAGGCCCAGCAAGAGCTTGCCCATGTCCGTTGCCGAGTTCGCCAACGATGCCGCAGAACCAGCGAAGATGTTCTGAGGAGACGCCCAGTACCGCAGACCCTTCGGCGAACCGCCCGTGCCATCGCCACGCAGGAACGCCGCGTCTTCGCTGACGGCCAGCGAACGGACAATGTCATCGCGCACCACCGAATCAGCGGCGGGAGAACCATAACGAATCAGATCATTGCTGATCGCCGTGGTCACGGCCAGCTTCTTCCAAGTCAACACGTTCTCGCTGAGCGTTGGATTGCTGTGAGGCGCATTCGCGTTCTCACCGATATACCCACCCGTCACGCCACTTGCCACCTTCGGCAGATGGAACGTGCCAGTCGGCATCGGATAGATACGCGGCCCAGACGCACGAACGACCGTCCGAGCGCGACGAGCTTCCATGACATCGGTGCTGAACTCTTCCGGCACGAGATACCCACCGTCCGGCCCGATGCTAGCGGCCATCGCCTTCTGACGGTTATCGATCATGGCATCAGCGAGGTCTTTGTTGCCCCAACCGACGAGGTTCTTGATGACACCATCGAAGCCGCTGCCATCCTTGCGCGACAGAGCAATGGCGCGAACAATGCGACCCGTGGGCGAACCCGTGGTCTTGTTCGAATCCGTTTCGCTCTTCTGCTG